CTGCACCGTTATCTACAATAAACAAATCAGCATCTACTAATGCTTCCCCAACATCTGTTCCACCATCTATGTCTAAATCTGCTATGGCTATCGAGCCATCTGGAAACACTGGCGTTTGCGAAAACGTAACTGCACCACCAGAAGATATAGATATAGCGTCTGTATCACTAGTTGACCCAATGTTACCACCATTAGGAATTACAATTCCTAAACCACTTACGTCTAAACTTAATACTGAAGAACCATTTGTTATATTATAAAAAGATAGTTTGCCGTCTTCTGATCCTGCTGCAGGATCAGTAATAACTGCAAATATCTGACCATAATTTGTCTGATTACTTCCAGCATCTTCACCAACAAAGTTTAAATATCCTAGTTGATCAGAAGCCGCTGGGGATGCAGAATCTCTAATAAGATTGATTGTTGGTGCAACAGAACCTCCATCGTCTGTTGAAGTAAGATTTAATGCTGTAGCATTAGTACCTGCTGATAACGTGAGTCCTGAATCAGGATTATGAGCTAAAGTTACATCGTTATCAGCACCAAACCCTAGTACAGCAGCATCGCTGTCTAATTTTAAATCATTACTTACTGTTACCGCAGTCGAAGCGTTCATATCAATAGTAACTTCGCCATCTATTTTTAAAACACCATCAGAGCTTTGTTGAACAAAAGAAGCTGTATCTCCAAAAGTTAATTTATTTGTGCTATTAAGCGTTAAGCCTGTGCCATCTGTGTGAGTTAATTTGGTGTCGTCATCCGCCCCAAAATTAAGAACTGCGCCATCGCTTTGTAAACTTACATCATCACCAAAAACAACATCCTTAGACAATAAACTAACTACCGCTGCACCGCTTCCTGCACCATCAGCATAAACTATGTTAAAAGCCCCATTAGCTACTGTTACAGTAGCTCCTGTGCCTTGTTTGATAATTACAGAATATGGACCACTACTGCCACTGTCGGTCGTGTTATTAACTACAAAATATAACTTATCTTGGTCATTAGGGCTGATAGTAACCGTATTATTTGCACCTAACGCACCTGTAAACAAAAGCACTCGATACATGCCGTCAGTAAGTGTGCCATCAGTAGTGGTTAAAGTGTGAGTAGTCCCAGATAGTGAAACAGAACCAACGCCAGACAATACGCGGTCAATAATATCAAAGTTAGTATTAAGTGTGCCACCCCACGCACCCTCTTGCTCACCTACCCCAGGTTTTTCTATACCGTTGTTTGCTGTATAACTACTAGCCATTTATTTTGCTTCCAAAGCTGCAACTTTTTGTTCCAATGTTTCTATTTTTGTAATTGCTTCTTTTAACGCACTGGTTAAAACAGGGATTAAACTTTCGATTGACATACTTTGAGGGTCTATAGAGCCGTCTGCTTTAACAGCGTCTTTTTCCCCTACAACTGCTTCTGGGACCACTGCCTGTACTTCGTGTGCTAAAAACCCGTCTTGCATAACAGCGTTTTCGTGATCGTTACGTTTAAACCGCACAGGATTTAACGCTTTAACTTTATCAGTAGCCCCTGTTAAAGCAGATATGTTTTGTTTTAATCGATAATCTGACACATTTTGTACACTAATAGTGCCACTAGACATAAATAAGCCACCCTCATGGACGCCACTAGTGTTCATAATACTAAAGAAATAACTGGCTGATGAGCTTACTGCTCTAGCTCCATAACCGTATTCAGTGCCACTTCCAGAAAAAAGTAAATGTGCTCCGTGGCCTACACCTATACTTGACGAAGTACCAAAATACACTTTACCTGTCGTATAGATCTGATCTGTGTATAGGTTGTTCCAATATAGGGTGGTGCCACCTAAGTTATAGGTGCTGTCTGCGTTTGGTGTTAGGTGACTTACAAAATCTCCATTAACAGTAATGTTGTCTGAGTCAGCATTACCTAATGTCACATTTCCATTAAAGGTAGCTGCCCCTGTAACGGCTAAATCTTGGGACATCGTAACATCTCCACCAGAAGATATAGCAATCGCATCCGTATCACTAGCAGATCCAATAGTCCCTGCATTGGGTATAATTATCGAACCAGAAGGTCCATTTAAAGTTAAAACACCTGTAGAGCTTAACTTCATTTTTTGAATTGACGATCCAGAAGATCCAGTACCAAAACTTAAACTAGTCGCATTATTGGATGAAGAAAAATCTCCTTCACTGATCGCAGATACCTCTGCTGCTATAGCTACCGCATCCGTACCAGTGCCTTCGTCAGGAGCTTGAAAAAATATACGCCCTAAATAATCATTATAGGCTATATCTGTTTCGCCTGTTTGTAGATAAATACTCATAGGTTTATCATCACCTGTATTGGTGTTTTTAAACTTGAGTCCTTCATCCGCACTATGCGTAACGGTAATTTCTGAATCTGCGCCAAATGCCAGTACAGCAGCATCTGACCCTAGTGTCAGATTATTTCCAATAACTATGTTATCTAATATATTGCTGACAACAGGTGTTGATGCACCGTCAAACTTAACAATGTAATCCTTACCATTCAATAATTGTACATCTCTACTTGCGCTATAAGTTCCTTGAAAAAGAAAAACAGATCGGCTTGCTGACAAACTGTTTTTACAAAACAAAACTTTTTGTGCATTAGCAGGAACTAATTGAACATAAGCATCCGCCCCCAAGTCTCCACCGTCCTTGAACTCAATGTATCGGTGACGGCCATTTGTATCAGCCGCCGTTCCTGAAGAAGCTGAACCATCTTCAATAGTAAGTTGTCTTGGAGAACCTGAACTTCCAGGTGCAGTTAAAGTAACTTCTTTAACTCCATTGATAGCTTCATCAATTAAGTCCATGTTGGTGTTTGTCATAGTCCCCCATGTACCTGCTTTTTCGCCAGTTCCGGGTTTTTCTATGCCTGTATTTGTTGTATATGAGCTTGCCATTTTATCGTTACCTTATGCTACTTTTTGCCAGTTTATAGACTGACTGTCATCTATTTCTGACCAATTTGCAGTCTGAGAATCACTAATTTGAGTCCAAGTTATAGACTGTACATCATCAATTTGAGTCCAAGTTATAGTTTGTGCATCTGAAATTTCTGCCCATTCAGGTATCTGTGGGTCCGCAGGAACTGGTCCCCATATATTCGGTAATGTAACCGTACCTACAGCACCTGTACCAAGTACACCCGTAGCAGAAACTGTTATACCTTCGCCCTGAGTTACAGTAACCGTACCAACCGAACCTGTAGCAGATACACCCGTAGCAGAAACTGTCACCCCTGTTCCTTGGGTTATAGTAACGGTGCCTACAGCACCCGTAGCAGATACACCTTTTACCGATACAGGAATAACAACGGTGCCTACAGCACCTGTAGCAGATACGCCAGTAACTTCTATAGAAGTCGGTTGCCCGTACTTACCACTACTCCATCCATCTCTACCGTAACCCGCAGCCATTGTTTTTATGCAATCCTTATAATAGCGTTACTAGCATCTGGAGTTGGAAACGCAATAGTAAAATCCCCAGAACTAGAACTTTTATCTGATTCAAAATTTAAAACTAATACTGAAGTATCGCCAGTAGTGTCTTCGTTAAAAATTAATGCTCCTCTAGCTGTAATGGTACTAGATGACCACGTAGTATCTGCAAAATCTGTTATAGCAGTTGTGCCATCAAGAGAAGGATTTACGCGAGTTAAAGTATTTCCTTTAGCCGTATAATTAGTTCCACTAGCTTCATTACTTGTCGTGTATTGTGTTGTAGAAGCACCTAAACTAGCACTTGATGTATACAAAGCTATTTTAAACGTATTACCACCACTCAAAAGAAAATTATGTTTGGCTTCAAGCAATTCCTTCTTGAAACTTGAACACATTGCTTGTGTTATCGCCATTTATATATCCTCTATGTTTTTCGCTATATCAGCATGACCTTGTTTTTCTAATATAACTTTTATAGTTGCACGTTCACTTCGAGCAACTTTATAAAAATAATCTATCAATAACGCTTTTATACTATTTTGGTATGCAAGTGCTTGTTCTCGTAACGGCATAGGAGCATCCATAGACACATCTACTATTCTTTTCACCGCTAATTCTGCCCATTCTTCAGCATTCATGCCTCGGTCTGTAGTGGTAACCACAGTAGGTGTGCCTACATTTGTTTCCATATTCAGATTAAACATTATGCAATAGGCTCTCTACGTACTTCATCGTAACGGTACTCATCTCGAGTGGTTCTTCCTTCGCCAAGGTTTTTCAAGTAATTTAATGATTCTTGAAATCTTGCTTGGTAAAGTTGCAACATATCCACTTCACCTTTCATGAAAGTATACGCTTCTACTAAAGAACCATACAACAGTGCTAATTCGGCATTAGTCCCCAACCAACTTGTTCCATCAGAAGTTGCCGTAATTGAATCTGGACGAAAAAAATAATGTAATTCAACCGTATAAGCAGAATCTGGAGTAGGAGCTATCATGAATGTTGTATCGTCCCAATCACCATAATACAAAGGAACTCCCGTAGTAGCTGGATTAGGAGTGTAATCTTGTAGAAAAGTAGGGTGTTTATACAATAAAAAATTATTCTCAGAACTAGTAATAACACTTAGAGAATAAGGAGCTAAATATTTATCGGGTTTTGTTAAATATTTATTTCCACTAGTTAATGCCCCCTGATCATTTCTTCTAAATACATCTAGTTGACATTCTTTTAATATTCTTTCTTCAGCATTAATAATAAAACGAGACAACTGGCTTACAAAAGTAGATTCTGTATTTTGCGTATAATCTTGTATAGCTGTTTTTAAAGTAGTAAATGTAAATGCCATATCATGCGCTCACTGTTACGGGTCCTGCGGAAGCGAAACCTCCTCCGCCCAATACGTTTCCTGTTGTAGCTAAACCATCACTAGGAACAAAAGTATATGAATTATCGTTTACTTTTGTAATTGAATAACCAGAAGAATTTTCTATTACAGCCTCTACAAAGCCATCCACAGACTCTACGTTTCTAAATCGAACCGTATCTCCAGTGCTTCTTCCGTGTCCTGGCTCTGTCACCGTAATAAGAGTAAGCCCTGTATTCCCTGATTTAAAAGGATTAAAAGGTAATAAAACTTCTACCGCTGGTTCTGTTCTGTCTGGACGGCTAACTCTTAATGCTTGAGGATCTGCTTTAGTGTGTCGAGGTTCTAACTGAGGTTGTTTAGACTCATACTCGTCTTTTCCTACTAAAAGACCATTCCACTCTTTAACCATGTCTTTTAGCTTGTACGCTCTCCCAGAACGGTCTGATATACCTAAAGCATGTTTTCCAGAAGCGTAACGTCCCATTTATATACTCAATGATGAATAAGTAGGAACTAGTCTTAGCGCAGTCCTTTCGCCATCTTCTGCCGCTGCTCGAGCAAATTCTTCTTCATAAATATCTTTAAGCATTCCTATTCTATTAGGTGCTTTTTTAACAGATATTTGGTACGCCAACCCTGCTACTAAACATGGTAAAAACCTAAACGGTACTTGAGCATTGTTTGTACTCGTATCAGCATCGTCTAGTCTTTTAACACGATAATAGATAAGTTGGTCAGTAGAATTTTCAGGTGAAGGCCACACTGTAATAGTAGGCGTAATAAGCCTGTCTACATAGTATTGAGTAGGTCTTCCCTGAGTAGTTTTAGTCGGAATATTCAAATAATCTTGACGATTTATTCGACTAGCAGAAATATCATTGTTATCACGTTTAATAACTACTTCTAATAAATCTACAGTAGCTTGAACATCCGTTAATCCCGGATTAGCAGTGACTGTTGTAGTGGCAGCACTTGAAGACCCAGTAATAGTTTCCGAAGCAGTGAAATCACCACTAGGAACCGTAAGAGTCATCGTTGTGCTTGTTGGCTTAGTAATGATACTTGCAGTAGTACCACTGGTGCCACCAGTAATAGTTTCTCCTACACTAAAACTACCTGAAGCACCTACCGTCATGGTAATTGTGCCTATGGGGTAAGTAGCAACAGAAGAAGAACTAGACAATCGAGCAAGTGATTGAGTTACCTGCTCGATTGTCCAAAGGTTAAGTCCTCTATTTGCCCAATCTGCAAATAGTAAATTTAAAGAACGTCTAGCGGTTTTAGCATCGTAACCTGTTCTAAGCTCCAAGCCACATCGCTCAAAAGCTTCCTCTGTTATTTCTGCCATATCTAAGTTGAAATCAACTGATCCAGAGGTCGCCATTTTAGTCTCCTAAAAATTAAAGGGCAGTGTATTCTTTAGTGCAGCTTATCACTACAGTATAAGTATCTCCGTCTGTATGTGCGACTGTTGTTAATAGAACGTCACCATTTTTGCCAGTACCTGCGTAATTCTTCAATCCTCCAAATTCGCTAAAATCCAAAGTATCGGTATAATCTGCTGGTAGTTGAGCGGCTAAAACATTGGTGGACGCATTAAAAAACAACTGAACACCCATACCTACATTAGAGAAACTTATTTTAGTGATACGGACACCAGTGCAAGCATCCCCATTTGGATTAGCACTTAAAGCCGAAACATCTATTTTAGCTACCGCACTTTCACCTGTTCCATCACTAATATTAGTAAGATAAAAAACCGCATTTCGAGGTCCATCATCTATTTTGGTTACAGCAACTACATCTGCCATAATAACCTCCTATTATCGTTCTACCATCGCAGTAACGTAATCTATAGTCATGGTTTGTGCAGCCGCTTCTCCATTTTGAATACCAAATGATACAGTCAATTCTTCATCATTTGGAACATTAGTATTTGCTACTCCCACGGGTTCAGCGTGGTTAATTGAGTAATATACTAGAGAAGTATTTGGGTCAACATACCAGGCAACGGTAATAAAAGTATCATCTGCCATGGTTGCTACGTCTTCAGTAGTTGTTGCGCTGTTATCTTTTTCTATTAAAAAGTCTAAACCAGCATCACCATCGGCTGAAATAAAGAATATGCCGTCAGTAGTATCTAAAGGCGTAGTATCTGTAATTCCAAGGCCAATGACAAAATCAGATTGATCAACGTCATTAACTTTAAATCGAGCTTCAAACATAGCTCTTTTCGTACCATCAATTAAAAACGATTCGCCTTTTAATTGTAGGAAATCTAAGTCGTTGTCTGCGTCATCATTAGTAATCAACAACTGTCCACCTGCACCAGAAGTAATAGCTTCTGAAGCGTTACCTGATCCTGCTTCAGTAGTAGTTACTGTCCAATCGCCTGAGTTATAGGTAAAAAAGTCATTGCTGTACATGTAGTATGTTTGATCCGAAGCATACGGAAGAAACATAGGGGTGTCTTTTTTTGCTCTGGAGGCAACAGTATTACCTGCCCAGAGAATCATATTTTGAAAATGTGGATTAGCCATCCGAACTCCTTTTGGAACCCTAACAGGGTCTCATCTAGCTATTAAAATAAGGGGGCGATTAAGCCCCCTAAACTTTATGCACCTGGTGAACCAAATACACAACGTGGGTCAGAGTATCCGTAGCTGTAACGCTCACGGGCTTTGAACCGCATGTTGCCAGTATCAAAATCACCTTCCATCTTGGTAGACATAGCCATTCTTTCAAAATGGATGAATCCTCTCGGTGCATCCGTCTTAATAAAGAAAGCGTCTGTGTCAGTAAGATAATGGTTTACTGTATAGCCTTGTGGAAGCATTCCCATGTTCCTCATAGCATTAGTGTCATTATCTGATGTTCCCGGTCGAAGGGTGCTTTCAAGCAATCTATCTGCGACAAACTGCAACGCAGGTGGAATAATTAACTTCATTCCACGAACAGAAACCTTCAATCCACGCTCATCAACAAACGCTGCGATGTCGATTAAAGCATTTTCAAGACTGGTTTCGTTCAAGTCAGCAGCCGTAGAAGGCTCGTTTCTCAAGTCATTACCATTAACAAGAGGATGGTCAGTAGCACAAAGCTCTTTTCCATCTCCACCTGTAAAAGTGCTGTCAAAAGCGTTGTTCAAAGTAGCAGCGGCTTTAACCTGTT